CTCCGAAGAGCTCCCCCTTGACACAGCTCACGCTGAGGCGCGGTTGATGTCTTGCTCCCTTCTGCGTCGCAATTCCTGTACCACTGCGAACTGGTCCAACCCAGCTGAAGGAAGCTCATGTCCCTTCCGGAAAGATTGCAATCTAAGCACCTTTTCAACCTTTCGCACTCCGCCAGCCCTCTTGAAGATTTCGGCAGGGTCCTCAATCCTCGCGTACTTATCGCTGTCGTAGTATAGGTCCATGAGACTCATGAAGTTGGGATGCCACTTGCAATACTCCAGTTGCATTATAGTCCTAGCCGAAAAGAACTCCGGTGGTAAATCACTGATACGACGCTCTAGATGACACGCGCCGTTCCAGGTTCTGACTATAGAGCGCACTCCCCTGCACACCCCGTCCGGACGATAATTTCGGTTGTGAACCCGTTGAGCGAAGGACACAATATCCCTTGAGAAGCCGCCTTTGTCAGCAGAAACTGACATACCGAATGCCTCTTTTACCAGTAGCTCTATTTCATGCATCTGTACAGGCCGTTCAAAGTAGACTACGCCATCGTCACCCATCACGGACACTAGTACCAAACGATTCCCGATAACAATCGAGACGTAGGCCCAGACGATCAGATGCACTAGACAATCAATTAAGTTTGTCAACGCGCTCCCACTCGGCACGCCACCGTTTCGACCGGTGTATACACCATCAGGTGTATCTATCCCGACGTGGAGGAACTGGTCTTCAAGCCAATCGATGCGCTTACTTGCTGATTTATCGAACCAGCTTCGAATCACATCAAAGGCCGCATGAATAAGTTCAGCCGGTACTGACTGATCAAACCCACTAAAGTCTACTGATATGATCTCGTGCCTGGCGACATCCAGAAACGTCGTCATAGCTCTGTCGACTTGGTCAAGAGTATTCCAAGCGGCGAACTCAAATCTCTTTCTCAATTCTTGGAGCAACGGCATTTGAATTGACAACCCTATGATCGTCTCGAGATGGTCCATCATCCAGACGTCTCGGTTCTTGATGTGATGCATCGAACCATTAGGCTGTCCACGCCAGCCGATTACCGCATTATAGATCCTATACTTGAATCCACTTTGCAGTAACGAAACCGCCCTTTTGTAGTAATCCCCACGGAACTCATCACTACTGGAGAACCAAGGTAACCCCAGATTAGTTCCAGACGGTAAGTTTGCGAACGCACTTCCTAAGGAACCTGGCTGCAACTGTTTCTTCAACAACATACTGACGCGGTGTTTCGCAAGGTCCAACACTTTGGCATCGCCATGATAGTTTTGCACAAAGTACTCTTGGAGATGATCTCTCCTCAAGGCCCACGGATCCTTTATCGAAAAGGGACCAAACTTTTCGACTTCACGTAACTCTACGTCATTGATGAAGTCATACCGGCTCTCAGCAACATTACGATATACTAGTTCAGCGTATTCGCGTTGCTTATCTCGGAACTCCTTTGGTAGGAAAGGAGTCATCTCATCCGTTGGATGACCGAGTACCTGCCGATCAAGGTATGACTTGAGTGTTGGGGCAACGCCTTCGGGCAAGTCAGCGTACTCCGTCTCAAGTGCAAGCACCTTCAACATGGGCAACTCCCATTACTTCAAGGTTGGGTGGGGCTGAGTATAGTCCTTACCCCACCACAAGGGCCAAACACCATGGCCATCCCTGACTATGCAGACAATCATTGACCGAATACGTGGCCAAAGAGAAGGATGATTATCCACACTCCCACTGTTACAATCAGCAGAACTGTGAACATCAACACCTCTTTCATCTCTCTGACCTGCCTATTCGTTGAAGATACTTCTTGAGAAAGTCTCTTCAACATCTCGAGCATCGGGATGGCTTCCGATTTGCTCCAGATGGGCAGGTAAGGTTGGTCGTTCCTCACCACTAACTTCCGCGGTGATCTCTTCGGCCTTAGGGGGATCAGTCTCACCTTCACCCTCTTCAACCAAGCCTTTGCCGCGGCTTTCCTCTGAATCACTCTCAGAGGTAGAGTCTCCTGCTCGCCTATCTGTTTCACTTTGCCCTCGCAAGCTGGATAAGTGTTTGAGACACATCTCCGCGAACGTTGACAATTGCGTCCCAGTCAGTGAGATTCCTCCACTCAGACAGTGTATGTTGTCTCTGCTTTCCATAGTCAGGACGTAATCGATCCCGCTGAGCTCGTCTCCGCTCATAATCCCGCTGAGTGTCAAGTACAAGGAGTACTTTCTTCCCAGGGACTTTAGAGCGTGGATCGAGACCTGCGGCTCCAACAACGAATGACCGGGTTGCAGCTCCAATTCCACCGTAATCCCGAAGGGTCTCCACGGCAGTGAGAATTGCTTGGACCGTCCGTTTGTCATGCCAATACTCCTCCAAATCAATCGGCCATACTAACTTGGAATCTCGCAAGGCACGTACAATCGTACTCTTGCCGATACCAGGTGGCCCGAACAAGAAGAGGTTCGCCAAGTGACCTCCTTCCGATAGGAAACACCAGAACATCTGTGATGAGTTCACAGATTTCTGGATTTACCCGTAGCGCTTCCGGGTAAACTTGATTCATTTCTCGCCG